ATTTGAGGCATGTTTTTCTTTCTTTCCCGAAGGAGGTTTTTGCGTAAAAACGCGTTTATGTTGTCACCTAAACAATAGGAGTCTACACAGCGAAACGGTGTCAATCAACTGTTTTCCAGTCAATGTCATCTTTCCGTTATATCGACTCTTATCGAGACCTGAAACCCAGCGAGAGTAGCCTTCATATTCTGAAGAGCTGCCCCCGACGATTTCCAGGTAAGGCGGGTTTCCGGGTCCTTGGTCAGTTACTATAGTGTTACCACTGTAGCTGACAAGGCCCTTCTCTTTTGTGGATTGCGTGCAACCAAGCACATCAACCCCCAGCAGAGCATCAAGGTTTCCTAAAGCGTCACCGATTGGCAAAAACCAGTCGGCGACAAAGGAAAGCGGGAGAACCTCCCACAGGGTCGCAGCCAGGTTGATGAGTCCTAGCTGTTTGAAAACTTCAGCCTTGGTATCAAGGATAAAGTATGCCACGGCCCGACAGTGCGCTGAACCTTGGGTGGAAAACCGAACTGTGAAGTTCGTGTATTCCCACTCGTCCAGACGCGAGTACTGTTGGTTGGCCCCCGCAGCCGCACGGCGGATGTGGGGTCGAGTTGAAGCGGCATATAGCATGCTAAGCATGTCCTCCAAGTCATAGACCAGAGGACAAACTGCGTAGCGCCATTCCATCCACCTTTTTGAAAGGGTTCCCGATAGATCTTTCGAACTACCTTTTAAGCCACGCCTTTTCAGGTATGCTTTACCTTTCTTAACCAATTTCTTCAGTTTGCGTCTATCCATCTTCTTTACCGCAAGGTAAAGATCGGTTATTTCGCGAGCTGCAGAAATCATGTAACGCTGAGTAATTGGCAGTTCTGCCAACGTTATCGATGCGTTCCATTTCTCACCTTTGATTTTCTCCTGGAGTTTCGTAAGCGCTCTATCGGAGAGCGCCACTAGCTCATTCGGGGGTAGCAGACTTGTGAGGTCTGGCACGCCAAAATAAGGAGAAACCGGTTTCCCGCCTGCCGTAGTAGATGTACGTCTCGAATAAATCCGAACGTTCTGCCACGGCGTGGGGTTGCTCAAGATCTGGATAGAGCCTTGCGGCTTTTTCCGTTTCTTCGCAGTGCTGAAAGGGGAGCTCTGGATAAGTGTCCAAGCGCGGGTTTGTGAACCCGGCAACTTGGGCCCATACAGAGTTGTATTCTTTCTAGCCATGTGAGCCCTGAGGTGATTGGTTGGGAAACATGAAAAATCCTTTCATAAGGACTTTCATCAGAGAGACAAACGCTCACAATGTGAGTACCTTCAATGCTTTTATTGCATTGCCGG